TCATTGTCGATAAAGTAATCGCCAGCAACAGAAATTGCTGTTACAACAGATTTCTTTGCGACAAGACCAGCTACAGAAGCAGCAACAGGAGTGTCATCTGTAATGTTAGCTAATGGATAATTAACTAGCATATAACAAACAACATCTGCACCAGCAGCTACGTCAGTAGCATACTTGACTATCTCATGAATCTGTGTGGAATTAAACCAACCAGCAGCACGAGGTGTTGTGCCATCGAGATAATTTCCCAGGAGCCCATCTGCGCCACTTGTACGATCATTCGCCATTGTCTCTGTAGTCTCGATATTCGGAACTACTGGAACAGTAATAGCATAATCACATGTGATTGCAGTCAAAGCTTGTGGACGGAAGTTGTGTTGGTAAAGTGTAGCTGGATTATAATGATCTGGACCAGCTGCTTTCCAGTAGTTGTACGAAGCAATACCAACAGGTTTCGAAATGAAATCCATTGCATACTCAGTAGCTTTAATCAGGCCACGTTCTTTTAAAGCCTGTGTTACTTGTGTTTGTGTATAACTTGCCACACCTGCGACAGCTATTCCTGTAGTCAGATCGATAACATTCTGAGCAGCGTCTATTGCTGTATAAGACAGAATAGTTTCGCCTCCTGCTACATTCCAGGCCTTACGCAGACCTGCGGGAACTAGATGTCCTCTGTGATCTTCTGCTACGACTTTACCAGCCGAGATAACGATATAGTATTCGTATTCGTTATCAAGCCGCTGTGTAGGTAGCCACGGTGCAGCGAAAGATTCAAAGTGAGGACGCTCCGAAGGGGAATATTCCACATTCGGAGTAACACGGCCCATTCGATCCCAAATTTTATGGTTTGGAATATATCCTCTTGGAATTGTCATTTTTGGTTACCTCCGTTAGTTGTCAGCGGGTTTTTCTATTGTTACCGCTGAAAAGCTTTCAAATGTCATTTCATCAGGAAATAATTTCAGCTTTTTCATTGTAGCATAAATATGCTTTGCATTACGAGTTTTCCCATCAGCTATTAATTCACGAATATTTTCTGCCGCTTCTTCGGCTGGACCACTAAGATCAGTTGGCAATTGTGTATTGTCACTATCAGTGTTAATGGTCGGATCATCTACTGTGCTGTTTGGTGTATTACTCATACCATCATTAAGTTTCTCTGCTGCTGCTTTCCAATCGAAATCAGCACACGAAGCTTCGACCTTTTCCATATCTTCAGTTCGAATAACTTCTCTTGCATTATCAAGATTATCATACTTTCCAGATAAAACCCCAATTTGTGCAAACTTTTCAAGCTTATCAGCAAAAACAGATGCCGAAAGTTCAACTTGCTGATCTACTAGATCAACATACTCAACTTGTGTGCGAGCTAATTCGTTGCGTAGAATAATCAATGTATCTTCATGCTCATGAACTATTGATTGTACGCCTGCTAGCTCTTCTACAGCTAGTTTAAGCTTGTCATCAGAAAGAGCACACTCTTTACATTCATAAGCCATTTTCTTCCCACGTTTTACTAACTCTACTTCTATTGCTAGATGAAGACTTTGAAGATCGTTATCTTTAATGTCTTTTAAAGAATCTTTTGTACCTGGAACTAATTTCGCAACTTCAATAGATGGTTTAGGATCTACATTGTCGTTACTATTACTACAACCTAATGCTGTTGCTCTACGATTAATACCAGCTAGTATGTCAGCTTTGTTACCGGGACCTTGATAGCGACCGATAAGACGTTTCGCAGCAATTGCATGAGCACAATCAGAAATTGGGAAAGAACGATTTGGACCACAGAAAACAGTCTTTGGAAGACTCTTGCGTTTCTTGGTAGAAAGCTTAGCATCTTCAAGTTGTTCATCTGTTAATAGATCTTCCTCACTCATCTTCTGAAATTCTTCTTGATAAAGATTTTCAATTTCCTCTATTTTGGCATCATCTATAGTCTGATCTGCTGTTTCGAGATCTTCTAATGTGTACAGAATAGCGGTTTCGTCGTCCAACTCAGCGTCTGTTTGATATGGAAGATGGTTGTTCTTGTCATACATTGCAGAGATTTTCTTTGCAAAGTCATTCAAGATTGCATCTTTTGTATCACTACGAAGCTTTTTAATAACATCGAAGACCTTTTGTTCGGCATCAGAAAGAGTATTCTTGCCTTTCACTGGGTTTGCCATTTTATCCTCCTCAAAGTCTCTGAACTCATATATGGGTTCTGTGGAATCGGCTAAATTTCCTTCCCAGTTAAAATTATCAGGCAAGAAAATCGTCTTGTTATTATCAGTATTAGTTCGGTCTACAACTTCAACAGTTGCAAGCTTGTCGGCTTCAAATGCAGTAAAACTAGTCTCGAGGTATTGATGTACACCTGGAATAGCAATAGCGGGGAATTTGAATCCATCTTCATCATCATCCTCTTCTGTGTACATCTCTCCCCAATCATGTTCACAGAAACCATCCGTAGCCCAGTTCTGAGCACAGATCAAACAATGAGTTGCACCTGGAGACTGGAAGTTAGTAGACACTGCATCAAAAAGACCATTATTAACTTGGTCGATAGTTGTTGTATCGTAAACATCGCCAATTAATTGAATGTAGCCAAGCCCACGCCATCCATCTTGATGAAATACTCCAGCTCGCCAAAGATTTCTAATAGACTTTAATTGCGTTTTAATAGGAGCGCTACTACTCATTAGATTTTGTACATCAGGATTGTCTTCTAATTCGTCTGGAACAGTAGGAACAAAACGAGCGCCTCGTATTACGCCTACTGGATCAGAATGAAGATCATGATGTTTGATTATCTTGGTGGGTTTTTCGCCAGTTCTAAAAGTAGAGACACCTTCAGCCATGCGAGATGGAATATAAAGACGATCATTTAAATTGAGCAGACCAGCATGAGTGGCTTCCATAATGATCCTAAGACCCTTATTGCCAAAAGCTGTCGAGCTACCTAGATAATCTTTCCATTCATCCACCTGTTCTACAGTAGGCTTAGTAAGTCTATAATAATCTGTAAAAGTTATATCCATAGTCATCTTCTTATTCTACTCCTTTTCCATCGTACAAGTACAGTGAGGATGCAAAGGTGGTAACTCTTCGTAAATTATAGCATCTTCGTTTTTATATTTCAATGGATGGTCATCACAGATTTCACATGGTTTTGTTCCATGACGCTTAGAAGTCATCTTTTCAAATCCACAAACCCGATACCCACTAGCTTTACCATAGTTGTAAGCTCTCATTATTTCACTATTATCGATCATGCTTGTGCGATGACGTAATGTATCAAACACCCATTTTGAGGATAATGCATTCTCTACTGTAAGAGCTGGAGAATTTATAGTATTACGTTTAAGTTGAGTTGTTACGTCATTATGCAATTTATCTATATACCTACTAACATGATCATTGATCTTAGCATCAGCTTTTTCTGACTTAACTTCCCACACAGATGCCCCTGTATCCTGAAGACCAATTCGATATGCTCGTTGTGCCAACATGATTAATTTATCTTTACCTTGACTGAAAGCAGAGTCGACAAGTAACTTTAATTCGTTAATTCTTAAACCATTATTACGAATTTGGTTATTAACATCATTAGTTAATATATCATAAATAGTTTGAATTGGCGGGTTTTGTACAAAAATAACACTTAATGAAGGTACCACACCTATATTACTAAAGGAGTCTTTGTTAACTTTAGCACTTGTCCGTTTGCCATGTTGGTTGGCTGGCTGATTCTTGTTTGCCACAGCATTGCCACCAGCAGGCTTGGTTTTATTCTGTGTTGTTCTGGACTTAGTCTCAGCTTGAGATGCATCAGTTCCAGGCTCATCAAGAGACTGAAGAACAACCTTATCACGCTCAATAAGACCATAATTAGTTCTGGCAAAATCGCCATCACCTTTAGTAAACATCTTAGATTTACTATTAACAGTTGGCCATCCATCACCTTCGAAAGGTTCATACCCCATACCAGTACGCATTTCATCATGTGTGATAGCATTTTTAATAAAGATATCAGCTAGATGGTTCTCTTTAGATTGTCGAGCCTCAAGATCAATTTCTTTAAATCTCAAATATACTTCATTCTCTTCATCAAAAAGTGTACTGTCAGGGAACGTGCTTTCTAGCATTAATTCTCTGATAACAAAAGCTTCAAATAAAGATGCAAATTCTTTTTGGTCTGCCTTGGTGTCGTCAATAAGGTTCCGTGACATAGTCTGAGCTGTAGACTTATTAGCTGTACCACCCTCACCCATATCAACAGAACTATTACCTAGACCAGTAAAGATACGCTGTTTAAAGTGCTCTATAACTTTTTCAACAGCGACAGGGGGGCTCTCGGCACCAATAGCTTCAATAGAGTGGCGCTCTGGAGTTACCCAGCAACCATCCGAAGGCATCATGGCAACCTTCATCTCTATATCTTGTACCTCATCTCCTCCACCTGGATATATCTTAGCTGGTTCTTTCTCTGTACCAACCTTATAATGAAAGAGAGGGAATAGATGTTGATATACTAAAAGCTCCACATTCTCTTCAATACGCCTCAAGGCACGAATGTCATCTTTTACAGATACTAAACTTGGTGTACCTACTGAGAATCCTTCCCTTTTATCAAAATAGAAATGGATAATATCATCTGGATGAAATGTTTTTGGTTCTTTACCATAAACTTCTTGTGCGTACTGACGCAATTTGCCGTATTCATCTCGTTTGAAACGGACTGTTTCTGGAGACATTGGGAAATAGCCAGCTACGGGTTTGAGTGTTCTATTCTTAGCATCTTTCCGTATTCGACCACCAGAAGCTTTATCATCTCGTACCTTAACCCAAAAAGCATTATGAGTACGGATTAACGACCAAATCGTTTGTGAAATTAAGATTTTAAATGGTAGGCCAGTAGCCATCTCCATTTGCTTTAAACGTCTCTTGATATACTGCGTTCTATTAGGAATAGCACCAACTAATTCATAACCTTCTTTAGTGAATAAGTTTTTCTTATTTCTAAAAGCTCTACGAACATACGATTCAGTATTATGCAACAATACTTGGCCAGCAAGATCTATAAAATTATGAGTGTCTTCTACCTCTAAATCATAAACATACTCATCGTCATAAGAGAATGGGAGTAATCGTGTTTTAAATTGTGTTCTCTTTTCGTAATATTTAGCTGTATTTATAGAGTAATAGACGGTGTCGTCTTTGACTTTATATGAAAAACTATGATTAATATTTTGCAGCCTTAATAGGAACGACCAACCACTAGCTAGTTCTAAAGATTTCGTTGTGTAGTTGTATCCCCAATTATAACACGAGCCATCTCCTTCAATCATATAACGTTTAAAAACGTCTTGGCTCTCTTTATCTAAAGAGAATACGAATTCAGGAATTCGTTTGGATTGAGACTGATACCCACATAAAGAAGCAAATAGTGTGGCAATTATTTGTCGATTACAAGACAACGCGAACTGAGAGTTGTCTTTGTTCGTGTTAATAATTTTACAATTTATATTTGGAAAAACATTTTGAAACTTCTCCTGTAAATCCTCTAGCCACAAACGGTCAGCTTGTGCAATTCTAAAATCATAAAATGAACCATCTGTATTCTTTGTAACAGATCCTTCAGAAACATAAGCACCTAATATTGCTAAGAAATCAGAGAGATGTTCTTTGTTAATAAACCTTATAATTTTAGCAAAGTTGTTTTTGTAGCCATCATTCTTTAATTTAACTTTTTTACTATATATTAATTCAGCCTCGTGTTTAGTGATATATGGATGGTCTACATATTCAGAAAGATCAATATCTATCTTATCTATGCGTAAGTCAGCAAGATCTGTCAAACATGCAATCTGCTTTTGTTCTGCGGCAGAGAATGTTGTCAGCGTGCTCTCATCTATAGTAATTAAAGAATGATCAGCTGTTACTTCTGTACAGCCATGTTTCTGAAGGAAAGTGTATCCTAGTTTTGTAACTTTATGTCTAGTAATAAAATTACATTTTTTCCAAACTCCCTTAATAATAGGAGGCAGTTTTTTATCCTGGCTCTTTCTAATAATATCGAAATGTGTAGAACAATATCCGTTTGCACGATGTTTATTGGTGCATCCATCAACGCAACAAAACCTTTGACCTCTAGGCCTATCCATTGACTCTGACGGGTCTGGTGGTGAAGATAATTTCCCACTTAAGACTTCAAGGTTATCAATATAAATATATTCTCTGTTTTCATTAATGACTACAGTGTTATCAACAGAAAGTATATCCCATAAGTCTTCAAATGAGACTATGCGTAACTTTCCATCAAGTTTAACCGATGTAAACCTATGACCCGATACACTATCTAGTATCCTGCCGCATTCTGCTAAGTCCCAATCTGGAGACTCCCACCTTAGACTAGAAGCTCTACTACGACCAATATTATTAGTGAATACTTTTGTAGGTGCAGAAATAACCCTAGGCATGATCACGCGATTCTCAGAACCCTTACCAAAACCATCATTCTTTGATTCTGTCTTATCATCAAAAAGAGGAAGTTGCTTTTCCTTGTTAGTTGTATCCATTAAACGCTACCTCTCTTTTCGAAATCAGCAATCCAGGCACGAACTTGATCAAGCTCATCACGAGCAACATTTCGAAAACAATCCTTGATAATAATACCTGAATCCACAGTTTTTTGCTTATCTGCAGGTTTGCCTATCTTTTCTCCAGGCATAGTTCCTTGAATTTCGTCTTCTATAGCTGCCGACAGCTCTTTTAGATCTGGAGCTGGAGAATGTCCAGGTGGACGAATCTCAATAGTACCATCGTCACGAACCTCAAATTTAGTTGTAGAAAACTTATTTAATTCTTCTTCAAGTATATATTTTAACTGAGCTTGGTCAAAATTACTATGTGTTCCACATTCTAAACCATTTTTAGCAACAGCTTGCATAATTGATTTGATCATCATAATTAACTGAATGATTTTAGACTTTAACATGGTATTGTCTGTCTTTTTGGTCATCCAGCCAAAATCTGTTCCTAAGAGATCATAAATCATTTGAGTAATATAAGTAAACCAATCTTTGATATACTGAATAGCACCTTGAAGAATATTTCTCATTTGGACAATAGACTCTACTAATGGTGTTGTAACAAAATATTCTGTTCCCTGTCCTGGTTTGGTTTGCTTCTCGGGTGGATTATATCCTTTTTCCCAACCACCACCAGCAGAATGCTTTTCAGAATTGGGAATATCGTCCTTGCTCCAACGAGTACCATCACTTCTTGTTGGCATTTCGGGCGGTGGAATATAAAGTCTTTTGGCTTGCTCTCGCTCTTGTAGTTCTCTCCAACGAGCATTACGTTCGGCTTGTTCTAAACTAATCGCACCATCTCCAGTTTCTTCAACTGACACAAAACCATCAGACCAAGCTTCTTTTGTTTCTTGAAGAGCTAACTCTGTTTCTTCAGCTGGTGGAGTAGGTACTGTCGGATTATACTTCTGCTCATCAGGAGTATTAAATTCTTCCCATTGCCAACCTGTCCATACGGAAGCATGTGGGTCAACGACTCCAGGTTCTTGTATAGTTTGTGATGGATCTCCTACACCACTAGCACCACCAAAGCCAACACCACTAGCAACATTTCGGTGTCCTGGTACGGCAACACCCAAATCCATACCTACATCAGCACTAACATCAGAGAAAGGGATCTGCATGCTTTGTGCAAGCAAAATAGTTTCATTAATATGATCAACGACACAAATGATCGGACCAAGAATAAGTTGAATCCATTTATCTAACCATTGACTTAAAGCATCTAAGAATGGACTAAGAATAGGTCCGACTAGCTGTATAATGAAATCTAAGTTAAACCTAAAGTCTAAGTTCAACTTAGCTAGATATTGAGTTAGTAAAGCTAACATAGCTAGCAAATCTGATGGACATATATGAGTTAGCATTTTGAGCAAGTCACAGATGTCTACAAATGCTCCTGGGTCTTTGAATAATGCTTTGATTTTATCTAATAGGTCTGTGCGAATTTTAATATTAAGAGCATGGATTTCAAGCAAATCACCATCTGGCAGAAGCTGCATTCCATCAAGCAGACGGTCAAAACATGGAACACATTCTGTGATCATTTTACCCATTGCTTTTGCACGATCTTTAGCAGAAGCATCCGACCCAAAGATATCACTATAGTCAAAATCTTTTTGGCTTTGCTCGAGACCACCCATAAAAGATTCTGGGCTATCCATTGCATTGTCCCAGAATTCTAGACGATTTTCTGCCATTTGTTTTGCATTAGTATAAAATGGATCTTCAGCTGACACACCTGTGGAAGTACCATGCATCCCAGGATAATAATTCATCTGAGTACGAACACGCTCAGAGAAATTTCTAGTAGAATAAGCATCACGATAGTGGTGGGCTTGAGCATAATCAGTACGTTTCCAGTTTGATGCTTCAACTTCAAAAGCTTTAACGATAACACCATAGTCTACTTGACTAAAGGGATTCCCAGGATTGACTACAACCCTTTTCTCAACACCTTCATTAATAGCAACACTCTCGCTATCCTCTATTAATACATGTTCGTCTTGAGTAAATGACATATTATTTACCTATTGCTGTATCTGTTACGGCTTTTGTAGTTTGGCCACCAGCATTTTTGATTGCTTCCTTCTCTTTAGATTTAATTTCATCTGCAGGAAGCGTATAGGTTCCATCATAGATAGGTTTTGTATTGCCTGAACCATTACCCTTACCAGGAGTTACAGTAGATCCTGTTCCAGCTGGAACAGCAACAGTTACTCCTTGACCAGGAGTCACAACGACATCTGTAGATACAGGAAGATTACTAGGCTTCATCATTTCATGAGCATCATCACGAGTTACATAGTCTTTTAGAATCAAAGGAAACAACTTACAATAGGTGATCTGTATTGCCGCACTTTCATAAAGGGAATCATCAATTGGACTAAAAGTCATCATGAGTATTATTTATCCTTACTATTGAGATCTGGAATGTGTTGTCCAGAAATCTCACCAAGCGCTTTAACACATGCTTGGTACATTTCAAAAGTAATCTCTGCGCCGTCAGTACCGAATGTACGTCTTATTGCTTCCATAACACGTAAGTTATTAGAAGAATTTAACTTTACCACAACATTCTTAGATTGCATTTCTATTTCATCTTCTAATTCTTTACATTGCTCAATTATTTTACCATACCCATCATAGACTTCTTTTGCTTTCTTTCGTCTAGATTCTAAAGAATTTCTATCTACATCTTCTTCAGGTTCTTCTAGATATGGAAGAATTAAATCTCTAGGATCTTTAGGCACCCAACTCACACCAGGAGAGTCATCTAAGACTTTTCGATCTCCAGGTCGAAGCATGGTTGTTAGATCTGGGGTGTTTTTGGCCATTTTAGATTACCGAATTTTCTGTATAAGCGACATTTAATACAATATCAGTTTTTACTTTAGCGTTAGTATTTGGTGGGCAAGTAATCAAATACCAGAAAGGATAATAAGTAGTTATGTTGTAGCCAGAATCAGCACCAATATTATCCATCTCAAGCTCAGTACCCCATTCAATATCTTCCCACTCGCTTTGGGTGGGTTCTTCTGAACCTTTACTTAACTTCACACCCCAACCTGTTTCTGTATAAATAATATCTCCATAAGGTTCAGGATCTATAAGATCAACAGGTTTTATGCGAATATTAGAGAACCACTTTGATATTACATCGTTACGTATATATATCTGAGTAGTTTGAGTATCGCCAGTTTTGCCATCATGGGCCGTGAGCAGTGGTCGTGTTAAATCACCAACATTCGTGATTGCATAGAATACATCATCTTTTTTATAATAAAGTCCAAGACCCATTACTGCCTCCTAAAATGTACTACGAGAAGGTTTGTTCTTTATTGATTTACCACGAGAACGTCTTCGTTGCAAGAACTGAAGTTTACGTTCGCTCTCTTTATCAATATCCCAACCAGCTCTACTAGTTTTCATAGTGTTCGCCATGTTATCAATTCGACCTGGCATAATTCCAGAAAGTCTATTTGATTCATAATCAAGTCTTCTTTCTTCAGGACTATGCTGTTCTGCTATAGCTTGTCGTTCATTAAAATCATTTTGATCAGATCTATCACGTTGATTACTCTCTCTATTGCGAGGATCAAGAGCGACACCAACTGATGTTACCACTCTTACAGTATGCAAGTCATCAAATTCTAGATGAAAAGCAACAATAGCTAGATTTAGTGCATCCAATCTATGGTCTTTAACCTTCTCGTCTTCTAAGCCATAGACAGGCATCTTAGTTGGAGTATAGCGTACAATAATGTAACTACGCAACTGGTTTTCTAATATTTTATCGTTAGCAGAAATTATTATACGATTTTGCTCAAACATTCGAATAGAAGCATTTACCATGAATGGCTTAGCAGGAGAACGTATCTCCTGGCCAGTAACAGGGTCTTTTGTTGTCAAAGTACTACCAGAACTATAACGCTTAAGAATATCTAGCAATCTAGCAGTATCTAAGTCTCCACCTTTGAATCTTTGTTCGTAGGCAGTCTTTCTAAGAAGCTCATAGTTGGTTGCGCCAGCTCCAGCATCAATATAGACAAAAGATGGTCTCCATTTCTTGTTTATATCTAAAACAGCTTGAACTCCTGACAATTGAGTAAATTCAGATCCAGCAATATGTACTGCTTCAACTACTTGGAAGTTTTGTGTTATTAAATTGTAGCCAAGAACTATAATCTCAGTACCATGTTTTTCATTCCAGTCAACACCAATACAATATCTCCATGATGGGCCACGTTGAATGTCTTCGTAATTATAGACACGCATCGCTCTGTCTACATAACTAGGTCTATATACACCAGATTCAGAAGAACCCCATTCTGCTAAATACTCATGAGTCCACATCTCTTCTGTAAATGAAGAACGTTCCATCTCAACATTCTTCCAGTGAGGTAGCACCTTGTAATTATGATGGAACTCTACATAATACGGATTGTTCTCACAAAGGTTATAGAAAGGAGTCTTGAAACCAGAAGGAGTAGAGAATCCGATAAGAGCTGTATCTGGATTAGTTTGAAGGATAGGAACTATAGCACCAGTAATTGCCTTCTCATCAATATAATCCATCTCTTCACAATAGATTCTATCAGCATCTTGACCACGGATACCGACACCTTCGGTTTTACCTTTAGTTCCAGCAGCGAACCCTCTAACTCTTGCACCATTAGATAACTTGATCTCATAATATGGTGCAGACACATCTCTAACTACCATACTAGATAATTCTGGATTGTTATTAATGAAACCACGAACACGATTTATAATTTCTTCGGTATGTGTTTTCTGTGGACCAGCAACAATTAATTTTATATTAGGTTCAGTAAATAAGTAATAGCAAATCTCGACACATACACTATCAGTCTTCCCTGTTCTACGTGCGATTCGTAAGGTTTTTCTTCTACTAGTACATCTTAAAACATTCTCTTGATACCAACGAGCAACCCATGGTTTACCATTGGGAAGTTTGAGATACTTAGCTGCCCAGTTAACAATATCAACTGTAGCCAACATCTCTTCCCATATCTCATCATCAACTGTAGCTTTAAGATTAGGATCTATAACGTCTTTTGGAATGCCAGTACAAGGAACAAGAAATCTTCCTGCAGTTGATTTGCCGTGTTTGTCTACATGCTTGTTGTATTTTTCAAGTTGTTTACGAATGCAATCATGACATTGTGGGGTTACTAGATCAATATCAAAAGGAATCCTTTTATCACGGAGATCTTCTAGTATATCAGTCATAATTTACCTGTGAACGAATGTGGCTTCTTGACCCATTAAAGATCGAGTTGACATAGCTCCTCGATTCATTAAGGACAAGGATTGCTGTCTCATTGTGGCAGCATTTTTAGTTTGGAAGGCGGCAGTATGTTGTCCCCAATTTAATCCACGTCTAGCACGTTCTCTCTCAACCATGCGATCTGGAATACCTAATGTAGCATCAAATGCTGCTCCCCCTGCTTCAGAACCTGCCAAACCACCAACTACACTTCCAACTACACTTCCAACAGCAGCACCAACAGCAGCACCAACAGCAGTCCCAGCAACTGGAATATAACTACCAATTGCAGCACCAATTGCAGCACCAATACCCATACCAGTCTTAAGGCCTGCAGCAGTACCGACTTCCCATCCAATATAACTACTAGCACCTTTGCCAAGTGCTCTAGTTCTATCAACAACATCTCCCTTACTTGCAAGAGCTGGTTCGGCGACAAGATATCCAGCCATTGCAATACCAGCGATACCACTAACAGCACCAAACTTTCCTGGCTTACCAACTTTCTTAGCATCAGTTGTAGCTTTTTTAATACCTGGATCATTTTGATGTAATCTATTTAATTTACCTAATCGCTTTATATATTCTGGGCTACCTTCGAAATGTTTCTTACGCCATGGACTTGCAAGCATTTCTTTACGAGTGGGTGCAAAAATAGTAGCAGCCATTCCACCTTTAGCATAACTTTTAGCAAACTGTTGTCTGCCAAAAACATGTGACTTCCACATGCTTTGCTGAAGGAACGTTGCGTTTTGACTAGGGTTTTTAGAGAACCAATCCATTTATTAATATCCTTGGTTAGAACCAATAATACTTGAACCGATAGAAGAAGCAGAGGCTACACCAACACCCATTAGTGCTCGACCACCCCACTTATTAACTTTTACACTATTTTGACCAATTAAAGAAGAAGCTCCTTTTGCGAATCCTGGCATACGCTGGCCAGCAAAAGCCATACCTGCACCTACATTAGATCGAATTCCTCCCTGACCTAACATTCCAAATCCTGTATTAGTCATTTTCTGACCCATTCCACCAAGTCTGCCTAATCCACTTTTTGCCATACCACTGAAAGTTCTTCCACCAGCAAGTCGTTTAGCAGCCATGCCACCAAAGCCTCCTACTGCTCCCCCAGCTAATGCTCCCCCAGCGGCACCACTAAAACCTCCACCATCCATAGCTCCTAACGCACCACCAGCAGCAGCACCAGTCATCATTCTACCAAAAAATTTCATTATTCCAACCTCCTAAAAGATAGCTATATACTTTATATTATATTCCTTTATAGGACTGTTGTCGAGCCAGTTGATGAGAAACCATGATGTCCTTTGGTCGCACTAGCAGAAGCTCTAAGCCCAACACCTACAGATCTTTCTGATACCTCATGAAATCTTTTATTACGTTTAATAATAGCTGACTTGGCTCGTCTCTGTACTGAAATAACAGCAGACCGTCCTTTAGATACAGGTTTGTTGTATGCAGCCAATTGAGTATCAGCAGTTGCTATGACCTGACTTTTCTGTGCTCTGTGACGTATTTTGTTAATAACAGCAGTTCCAGTTTCTAAACTTCCTTTAGCAGCAGAGAGAATAGGTGCAGTTATAGGAACGGGTGCTTTCATATGTTTGCCGGTAATATAAGAAGCGACATCATCTGCTACGTCACCCAAAAATAGTTCGTCTCTTTCTAATTGTTTGCTACTTTTATCTAATGCTTCTGCTGTATTTTCAAAGAGTGCTTTCCTAGCATTTGGATCGCGTTCTAAACCAATAAGTTGTTGGTCTAACACCCTAACTTTCTCCACAGCATTATTGTAATCATACATCGATTCCATAACATTCTTAGAGGATTTCCTCGCCTGTCCTGGTCCGCGAGCACGTATTTGAAGAATATCTGCCACTTCACTAAATTCTTGTGCTCCTACTGGGCGACCAGTTGCTTTTTCGAGTTTTCTTTGAAGTACTGGCCAACCATGAAAAATTTCAGATGGTTGAATTCCACCAATCTCTCCTACTTTTTCTAATCTATTTGCCATACCCCAATCCAAAACTCCAACTTCTTTTGCACCAGTCTGTGGATTTATAGCTCTAACAATATTATTATTAGACATATCAGTATGAGTAATACCTCGTTTGTGTGCCGATTTTGCTATTCTTTCTGCTTCTTTAACTTCTTTTATACTAAGAGGAATATCTTTTACATTTGCACCAAGCTCAAATTTCTCCATAAAAATAGCTTCTTCTTTAAGACCAAAATCTTTTCCATGGCCATAAAATGATGGTGCACCATCTGCACCTAAAGCCTTCAAAGATTCAGCCTCTGAGTGCAGTCCTCCTAGAAAAACATCATCTATTTCTGAAGCTCTGGTTTTAATATGTGGAGTAGCTTGTATTGGTGTAAAACCAGTTTTAGCAGGAAGGGCACTTTTAACTGCAAACGGCAAACTAAACTCCTTTGTCTCTTTACCTACTTGTGCTCGTATTTGTGCTGTATAAGCCCATACCTGACCCTGACCACCTTGACCAAGTTTTTTGCTTGGACCTTTTAGTCCAGCTTGGATTGCTTCTTTAAATAGTTTAGATTGAGTAAATTGTTTAAAGGCTACATCATCAGCTGACTCATGATATATTTCTTTAGCAATCTTTCTTGCCATATCCCATTTAGCCTGGAATTCAGAATGCTGTCTAATACTTTGGGCACCTAAACCTTCTGAGCCTGGATGCATGCCTGGAATCTCGTTATAAGTACCTTTATGTTTGATAGCAGTAGGATTCTTCGCAAGATACTCAGAAAAACGTGGTGTGTGTCCTCGAGCAATTAAATGTTCTATAGCAATACTTTCACCGACCCATGGTGTCTGCTCAATAAGTTCTTCTGGTGTTATTGATAGACGTTCAATGCCAGCTTGTTTTAGTCGCTTCGGCGCAACTTTCTCTGCTTTCTTATAAATCTTATTTGTGCGTAAAACATAATCATGAATTTCTTTTCCAGAATCAGCCATTGCTTCTTGTACATTCTCACCAAGGTCAAGTCCACGCTTTTCTGCATTACGCATTAAACGTTTACCGCCATAAAAATCCTTCATTAATCCTTTACCTTCAAGTCCGCGAAATTTTCGTATTGCTGCAAAAGCTTCTGGTCCCATGCCCCAAGCCATGACAGCTTCACCTTCAATAACTTTTTCAGAGAAATGTGTACCAAATGCACTGTCTCCAAGTTTCCCTACTGCTTCTAGATATTTTTCTGGATTTGTTGCTTTAAGTTTGTTGTTTACACCTATACTTCGCACAAATTCACTTTCCATCAATTCGTGAGGATGAACCATAAAATTTTGGAAGGCAGTCTCTTTGGTAGATGGGGTACTTTTATTTAAATCACGTTGTATCTGAGCTAGCACAGAAGGATTTTTGCCTCCAAAAACAACATCCTTACCTGGATGTTTTGCTACATCCTCAATTCTGTCTACAATAATAACGTTTAGATTTGATTCAATAGTTCCAAAACTTTTCTTAACTTTACTTCTTAATCCTTTTAAAACCTCTAGGGCAACTTGTGGCTTCTTAAATCCAGAGCCAAAGTCAGAATGTTTTCTAATACTTTGGGCACCCATTCCTTCTGATCCTGGATGTAAACCTTCTAATAAATTCCGCTTCTTTGATCCTAATGTATCAATATATTTTTCAGCACCAATTCTTTCAGGAGATTTATATCCTTTATAATACGCCCAACCTTCTTCAGAAGCTTTCTGTTTATAAGCCACCATTATTGGTGATATAAACCCAGAACCAAAATCAGAATGTTTTCTAACGGACTGAGCGCCCATACCTTCAGAACCAGGATGCATACCATCAGACTTATTGTATTTTCTCTTTCTTGGTCCATGAGTCTTACGTAAGACATAACCCATTCGTTGGGCAGTATCCATTTCTTCTGCTGTTAATTCACGTCCCTCATCACCAAATGATTCTAAGAATGATTGAAATGCACCAAGATTAAGGTTTTGAGAGAGCTTATCAATACGAGAAAGTGTATTATAAGTAATAGCTTGGCCGGTATTCTCCTCTGCAACAGCAGAAGCTTTGTATCTAGCTAACTGCCACATACCTCGACCTTCATGTTGAGCTTCTGCTTCTATTTGGGCAGAAATATCTCTATTAATAATATCTTTTGATCGCGGACCAAAAGGTAAAGCAGAAACGGCACCTTGTCTAACTAATTCTTCATTTAAAACACTATCATCGCCTACAAGAGCACCAAGATATCTTCCGTATGTTTTTTGCGATGGATCAATAACCAAACTAAGGTTATCTTGCTGATCGACAAGATTTCTAAGTATATCTGAAGCTTCTTCTCCATAAGGCTGCGCCTGATCTATACGTACAGCTGCAAGAGGATCATCAGCATGACCAGCTACTTCGGGAGCATCAATGCCAGATAAACGGACAGCAATAGGATCTCCTGCGCCTCTTTTCCGTTCTAGCAAAAGACTATCTGCATCTTCTATACTAAGATTGAAATTACTAAGATCTACTTTTCGAAGATTCCGATTTCTAGGATTAAGTATTGAACTAGCAACTCGCGCCCCTAAATCTTCTTTTCCTAATTTCCCATATTGAACTTCTGCCTGTGCTTCTCTAAGCTCAGCCCTAAGTGCTGCTTGAGCTTTAGGATCATCCATAACATCAGTACGGAATCCAAGAATTCTAGGATCAATATCTTGGCCCATTAGAGAAGAAGGCAAACCTTGATAGCCAGAACCGAACTCAGAATGGGCTCGAAGAG